TTTTTAATCCCTCCATTCTTCCTTATTTATTAGACACTAATGGTAGGGTTACCTTTATTTTACTCTTTAAGTATATGTTATTAACGTTATGACACGTTGCCAATAATATTATTTGGTTCGTTAAACTCACATTTAGTGAACTTCCAGTTATCCTACTAATGTGTATTAATAAAGATCCAACGATATAGGTTCGAAACAAATTACTAAAAGTATTATATGCGAAATAGTTCTCAAAATATAATTCTATAACTCAATTGCCCAGAGGAAGTCTGACGCAGGTAGCTCTTCCTTTTTATGTCTGCGGGGTACTGATAGGATTTATGGGACTAAGGTGATCGGTAAAGGCAGTAAGCTACTGTAACACGCGGATATGTCTTATACTAATACCTAAAAGAAATAACTATTCTGGTTGTTATTGCAAATGGAAATTTTATAGAAACTAAATAATTTTGATTGCCTGTACCAAATGGTATGGGCATTTTTAGCAAGTGGGAGGGGGGTGATAACAAATGAAATTTTTCCAGCGTGCTAAATTTTTCTTCGGTCAAGGCTTCGATGATTACATTCAACGATTTCTCTCAGGCGAAGACGTATCCGACTCAAACTATGCGGGCCAAGTGGATGCCAGGACAGCCATGAAGTACACGGCTGTTTTTGCTTGTGTACGGGTCCTTGCGGAAGCTTTGGCGGGTACACCAGTCATGCTTTATAGGAAGAAGGAAAATGGAGACCGCGAAACTAGAAACGATTTAGCAGTCTATGATATTCTGCATAACCAACCAAACGAGGAAATGTCACCGTTCAATTTCAAAGAAACTTGCATGGTTTCTCTGAACCTGGGCGGCAACTCAGTCAGTCAAAAGTTAGTCAACAAATATGGCGATCTCGTGGGGTTATATCCTTACGAGTGGTCGAAAGTGACCATAACCAGGGACTTCACCACGAATAAGTTAGTATACAAGATTCGAGATGGAACGAAACAGCTTGAATTATCAAGAGATGGGGGAGGTGAGATATTGTAAAAGTTTTGGGAATTTAGGGCGAAGCTTGATGCACCCACCGACGGAGAGCTTTTGCTTTATGGAGATATATCGAGCTCAACTTGGTGGGGAGATGAAGTCACGCCTTCAGCCTTTGCACAGGATTTGAAGGGCCTTGGTGACATTTCTGTCCTCAACATCTACATCAACAGTGGTGGCGGGGATGTGTTTGCAGGCCTTGCCATCTACTCCATGCTCAAACGACATCCGGCTCAGAAAAATGTGTATATCGATGGCCTAGCCGCCAGCATTGCCTCAGTAATAGCAATGGCTGGCGACACTGTTTATATGCCCAAAAATGCGATGCTGATGATCCATAAAGCCTGGACCATGGCCATCGGCAACGCCAATGATCTGAGGAAACTGGCGGATGACATGGACAAAATCGACCAGAGCATCCTGACAACCTACCAAGACAAAACAGGTTTGGAGCCGGAAAAGATCACTGAAATGGTCAACGCCGAAACCTGGTTAACCGCTGAGGAAACCGTGACCTTGGGTTTTGCTGATGTGATCGAAGAGAGTAAGCAAATTGCAGCATCGATGAACAAGGATTACTTAACCATGAACGGTTTGTCATTTGATCTGAGTAGATTCCGTAACCCGCCGAAACAGGCATTGGCCAGTTTAGAAACAGAACCACTGGTCAACGATCCACCCAAGGAGCAGCATACCGTAGAACCCAATAAACAGCCCATCAACCAGGCAGTGGTCAGCGTAGTAGCTGAACCACTGCCTAATATTTTGCCCGAGGTTCTGGGCGCAGACCGAACGTTATCTTCCGCCAACGAAACACTGATCCGGCAGGCCATGGATTGTTTGACTGAAGTCCTGGCTCAAATGGATAACAGTGATGATGGCTCCGGTGATGACGGGGATATCGGTGATGACGGAGAGGACGTTGGCCTACTTGGTGTGGGCATATATTAATCCCAATTAAATTTAAACAGGAGGCGATTAGTTCATGGATTTTAGAGCATTACTTAGAGGAAAACTGGATGCGCAGCAAGCACTTTTAAATGCGGCCATGTCATCCGGGACAGGATTTACCACCGAACAACAAGCTGGGTTTGAAGCCCTGCAAGCGGAAATTGTCAATTTGGAAAACACCCTCAAGGCAGCTACGGAGCTGGAAGCGCGGCAAAAAGACCTAACCCATCCGATAAACCAACCCTTGTACCCCGAGCCAAAGGCCAAGCATGAGAAATTCTCCAATTTCGGTGAACAACTCCGTGCCGTGATCGAAGCTGCCAAGCCAGGTGGCTCCGTGGACAATCGGTTATCCATTAAAGCTGCTGCAGGTCTTAATGAAAATGTGGGTAGCGACGGTGGTTTTTTGGTCGACGATGATTTTTCTAAGGAGATCTTAAAGCGAGCATATGAGACTGGGGTGCTCACCAGCCGTTGTAACAAAGTGCCTCTCAGTACGAACTCAACAGGGCTTAGAATCAATGCCATCGATGAAAGCAGTCGGGCAAACGGTTCACGTTGGGGTGGTATTCAAGCGTACTGGGAAGGAGAGGCCGATGGGCTTATTGGCAGCAAACCAAAGTTTCGGCAAATGGAACTCAACCTTCATAAATTGACCGGGCTTTGTTACGCCACGGATGAACTTCTGCTCGATGCGACTTCCTTGGAAGCTGTGATAAGTTAGGGATTTGCAGAAGAGTTCGGCTTCAAAATGGACGATGCCATTGTCAACGGTACGGGAGCCGGTATGCCTTTAGGCATTATAAGCAGCAAATCCTTAGTGACCGTACCCAAAGTAGGTAGTCAAACTGCAGGGACTGTCAACATTCAAAATATTGTGACTATGTGGTCCCGGTGCTGGGGAAAATCCCGTCAAAACGCCGTGTGGTACATCAACCAAGACATCGAACCTCAACTCTACACGATGGCTTTATCGGTTGGTACGGGCGGTATCCCGGTGTATATGCCTGCGGGGGGTATTTCCGGTTCTCCCTACAGTACCCTTTATGGTCGGCCAGTGATTCCTCTGGAGCAATGCCAAACCCTCGGTACAACTGGGGACATCATACTTGCTGATTTGTCGCAATACCTCATCATCGACAAGGGTGGGATCAGTGCAGCATCGTCTATTCATGTCAGATTTCTATACGATGAAAATTGCTTTAGGTTCATTTATCGAGTTGATGGACAACCAGTTTGGAACACCCCCTTAATTCCGTTTAAGGGTTCTAACTCCCTGAGCCCGTTTGTAGCCCTACAATCCAGATAGTAATAATGGAGGTATAAATCTATGAGTAATATTCCAGAAAAAGATAAACCAATCGAGGCAATTCCCCCACAAGCCGGTGGAGCCATTACTGGGACTTATGTATCTATGCGGGACGCTGAAGCGTGCTATGTGTTAGCCCATATAAACCAGGCAGCAGCTGCGACCGTGACAATAACGATTGAACAATCCACGGACGTTGAAGGCACGGGCAGTAAAGCTCTAACCAATCCAGTGCAAATTTGGGCAGACCAAGATTGTGTTGCCTCCGATTTGTTGGTTCGGCAGGCCGACGATGTAGCCTTCACCACCTCGGCTGCCATCGCCCCCAAATTAGTGGTCTTTCAGATTAACCCAGCTCACTTGGACGTTACAAACGGTTTTAGCTGCATTACCGTAAAAACCGCTGCCTCAGATCCGACCAATATTACCGCCGCTGAGTATATCCTTGGGGATCTGCGTTTTGGTGGCTCGACACCACCGACGGACATTACAGATTAAATGGATTACCCTGAGCTAAACATAGTTTAGCTCAGATCCACTGACAAAATTGATGAACATAGGAGGCGCCTTACCGTCTCCTGAAAGGGTGGTGTCATGAAGTTAGTTTTAACGACACCTCCGGCGGTTGAACCTTTGACAGTTCAGGAAGTCAGGGAGTATCTGCGGCTCGATGATCTGACAGATACTTCAGAAGACGATTACCTCAGCGCTTTAATTACAGCGGCCAGAGGATATTGTGAAGGGTTTCAAAACCGCGCCTACATCACCCAGACTTGGCAAATGAGCTTCGACTACTGGCCCAGCTACGTGATAGATATTCCACGCGGTAGCTTGCAAACCATTAATTCTGTTTCATATAAGAACTCAGCTGGGGTCGTAACAACGCTTACCGAAACCACCCAGTATGTTGTCAGCACGCGCGGGATCATGGGAAGGATATCTCCTCCCTATGCCCAGCCCTGGCCTCCGTTTGTGCCATTCCCACTAGATGCCGTGGTTATCGATTTTACGTGTGGTTACGGCGATAAGGCGGATCGTGTGCCGGAAAAAGTCAGGCAAGCCATGAGACTACTGGTGAGTCACTGGTATGAGAATCGAACCATCTTAAGCGATATGAGAAAAGCGCCGCAGGAGATAGCCTTTGTTGTTTCAGCCTTGCTCGGGCTGGAGCGAATCACGCCGATCTAAGGGGGTGTAGTTATGAATCCAGGGTTGTTAAGGCATAAAATCACGATCCAGTACAACGCCGCCATGGACCAGACAGATGCCAACGGTACACCGCTAGAAACTTGGCAAGAACTTATGACACTTTACGCCGAAAAAAGCGGGTTAGCCGGACGTTTATTTTACCAGGCCGCCGCTGCCCAGACCGAAACCGATGTGCTATTCACAACCCGCTATCGTATCGGTATTAAAGCAGGCATGCGCCTTGTCCACCTAACCGATACTTATGAAATCAAAGTCCCCCCAGTGGATCTCGATGGGCGCAGGTGTTGGCTGGAAATTCACACTAGGCAGGTGTTAGAGAATGGCGGCTGAGCTGGAGCTTGAGGGATTGGATGCGTTACTAACCCGACTAGAACAGGTAAGTGTTAAGGCTAGCCGAGTTGAAAACCAAGCACTCAAGGCCGCCGCAGAGCCAGTGGCCGATGAAATGAAAAGCCTAGTGCATGTCAGTTCGCTCGAACACATCCACATCCGTGATGATATCCAAGTATCCGGTGTTAAAACTAAGGATGGAGTCAAATATGTCGAGGTCGGCCCAGGCAAAGCAACGAACTGGCGGGCAAAGTTCCTTGAGTGGGGAACAGCCAAAATGCAAGCTGAGCCCTTCGTTCAACCCCCCTATGAGCACAAGCAACAAGAGGTCATAGAAATCATGAAGCAGAAGATAAGGGAGGCATTAGGACTGTGATCAACGATACCCTAGTCAGCGCCTTACAACCGCTTGGCGTACCAGTGTCGTTTCGGAATTATTCCGGGTCCGCGCTAACCTATATCACCTTCTTTTGTTATAACGAGCAAGGTGAAGTTTGGGCTGAGAATGCGGAAATCGCCACCGGCTTTTATTATCAGGTGGATATTTGGTCCAAAGGAGATTATCTAACGCTTACAACCCAAGTAAAAAATGCCATGGAAGCCGCAGGTTTTATTCGCACCATGGCGCAAGATCTGCCGTATGAACCTGATACTAAGATTTATCACCGGGCCATGCGATTTTCTTATGTAGATTAAAGGAGATGATAGGATGCCGATTATTGGAATAGAAAAGCTCTACGTCGCGGTACAGACCAAAGACGACAGCACGGGACTCACCTACAACACCCCTAAGTATTATTCCGGTATTCAAACCTTGACGATTAAACCCAAACAGAACACCGAAAAACTCTATGCGGAAAATATGCTTTGGGATCAAGCGACAACCCTAGACAGTGTGGACGTCGAAATCGATGTGGCTGATCTGACCAGTGCTCAACGAGCCGAATTACTAGGCCAGACGGTGGCTTCAGGGGGCGGAGTCTATGCCGCCGGAAGTGATATTGCTCCTTACGTCGCGGTGCTCTACAAAGCAACGCTGCGTAATGGCGGCCATCGCTACGGCATTCTTTACAAAGGGGCCTTCCAACTGCCGGAGGACAATCTCGAAGGACAGCAAGGCAAGGTGAAATTCCAAGCCCCCAAAGTCAAGGCAACCTTCCAGACAACAAAAAATAACTTAATGTGGGAATACCACATTGACACCACCGACCCGAACTGCCCAGCGGATCTTGAGACCACCTGGTTCAATACCGTCACAATCCCGGGAGGGGATAGCACAGCTCCGACACTTTCCAGCACGACGCCAGCGAATGATGCAACCGGCGTCTCTGCTACAACCACCTTTGACTGGGTATTCAGTGAAGCGATTGATGGAGGCAGCGTGATTGGTGATAACTTCTTCCTCGTAGACGATACTGATGGATCGCTTGTTACAGGAGCATTATCTCAGAGTACCGATGGCTTAACCGTGACATTTACACCGACATCCAACTTAGCAGCGACAACAGTGTATAGGGCCATTTGTTCGGGAGTGAAAGACCTAGCCGGAAATGGACTGGCCCAGCCGCAAGTCGGGAAATTCACGACAACTTAATGTAGTTGTAGAGGAGGAATAACATGGAGATTGTGCTGAACGACAAGACCTACATCGCACCTGCACCGAAAGCCAGGATGGTTCGCAAAGCCATTGAGATGACCGAAAAAACCAACTTTAAGAATCTGACAGCAGTAGAGTTTGACAACCTCGTCGGCTTCGTGGTCGATCTATACGGCGGCCAGTTTTCGATTGATGACGTTTATGACGGATTAGAGGCTAATAAATTGCTTCCTATTATAATGGACTGTCTCAACAATGTCGTTGGCTCTGTGGGAGCCAAACTGGAACAATTCCCAAACGGACAGACGGGGGCATAGATAATGACACTATGTCCCCGTCGGATTTTATGAAAGAAATCTATCTCCAATTGATAGAGCAGGGTTGGACGCTGCAATCGATTGACGGGATGGATTTCTTCTACTATATGGATTTGCTGATTTATAAAGCCACAACGAAGGACAAGGAACAAAGTGTCTATATCGACCAGGTTTTATAAAGGTAGGTGATGAGAATGGCCGAGCAGGAAGTTGGTAATTTAGCTGTTCGCATTTCTCTTGATAGCACCGGATTCCAGAACGGAATCTCAGGTATTAACAAGCAACTGGCTGTCGTGCAATCAGGCTTTAAAGCCGCTTCAGCTGGACTGGGCGGCTTTGGCAATAGTTCAGACCAGCTTAGACTCAAAGCCGATAGCTTAAGCCAGCAGATTGAACTCCAAAAACAAAAGGTTGCGGCCCTTAATGACGCATTTAATAAGTCCGTTGAGACAAAAGGTGCAGACGCAGCAGCAACTCAAAATCTACAGGTGAAACTCAACCTTGCTCAAGCAGCGCTCTCAACGATGCAAACTGAGTTAACCAATACCAATCGACAGATTGACATACAAAGTAGCAGGTGGACAAGTCTTGGCGATACGCTCAGTTCAATCGGCACAAGGATGTATTCGGTCGGAAAAAGCATGTCTAGCATCGGTAAAAGCTTAAGCACGACGGTCACCGCCCCACTGGTTGTGATAGGCACAGCGGCAGAAAAGGTAGCGATTGACTTCGAAGAAGGTATGGCTAAAGTTGCAACAATCGCCGACACGACTACTGTTTCCCTCGATAAGCTTAAGCAGGGTGTACTAGACGTGTCTAACCAAACTGGGGCAAGTACAGATGATCTGAACGAGGCATTGTATCAAACGATTTCAGCTGGTGTGAAAACGGCGGACTCCGTGAAATTCATGGGTGATTCAGTAAAGCTCGCGAAAGGTGGATTTACGGACACCACGACCGCAGTTGATGTACTGTCAACAGCGGTAAATGCTTACGGGCTTAAGGCTAGTGAGGCCGCTACGATATCTGACCAACTAATCACGACTCAAAATTTAGGTAAAACCACGGTGGGTGAGCTTGGGCAGAGCCTTGGTAACGTTATCCCGATCGCTGCCTCCGTTAATGTTGGTACGAAGGAACTGTTTGCAAGTTTAGCAGAGCTCACCAAGAACGGCATAAAAACAGATGAGGCCGTCACCGGCTTAAAAGGTGCATACAGTGCAATACTTAAACCTTCATCAGAGGCATCCAAGGAAGCAAAGACACTTGGACTAAATTTCAGCGCAGCACACCTAAAATCGGTTGGTTGGGCACAATTTCTCGAAGAAGTAAAGCAAAAGACTGGTGGCAGCGGTGAAGCGATGTCTAAGCTCTTTGGGAATGTTCGAGCTTTAACTGCTGTTATGACATTGGCCGGGAAAGGAAGCTCTGACTTCAAGGACATTCTCGGCCAAATGAACAATACGGTAGGTGCTACCGACGCGGCGTTTGCTAAAGTGCAAGACACAAGTGGCGTCAAATTAAAGAAAGCGTTTAATGATATTAAAAACGCCGGAATCCAGTTGGGTGATGCTTTAACGCCCATTGCTGAAAAAGTAGCAGGGGCAATAGAAAAGCTTGCTGACAAATTCAAAAATCTTTCTCCAGTACAACAGGAAATGATCGTAAAAATCGGTCTTGTTGCCGCCGCCCTCGGGCCGGTTCTAGTAGTCATCGGTAGCCTGATCAAGAATGTCGGCCTTATAGCAGGTGTTTTTTCTAAAGCCAGTATCGCAATTGGTGAGGCAGGTGGCATTATTGAAGTACTAACAGGCCCGATTGGTATAACAATTGCTGCTATAGCTGGCTTGGTGACAGTCGGTGTGCTTCTCTACAAGAATTGGGACACCATCAAAGCCAAAGCACAAGAGCTATGGCAGAGCATCAATAAGGCTTTTCCGGGCCTCAAGACCACGATAACTAAAGCGTGGGATGCTGTTAAAACCGCAACCAAAACCATAGAAACTGTATTCAGCGAGGTTTGGACTGGCATAAAAACATCCGTGAATGATGCTTGGGGTTATATTGGGCCAACCATAACCAACGGAATTAACAAGATAGCGGCTTTCTGGAAAGAGATTTGGCCGGAACTCAAGCAGTTATTCGTGGAAGTATGGGACGTAATAAAAGTCGTCTTGGTTCCTGCTGTTGCAGGGTTATACCTCGTTATCTCTGCTGCATTAGGACTTATTAAAGGAGCCTGGCATGATGCTTGGAACGTAATCAAAGAAACTTTCAAATTGGTTTGGGATGGCATAAGAGATCTTATAAAAACATACTGGGATCTCATATCTGGAATCTTTAAGGTAGCCCTGGATGTGTTAACTGGCCACTGGTCAAAAGCCTGGACTGACATGTTATCCATCTTTAAAAACCTCTGGGGCGATATTAAAGGCTTGTTTGGCGATATGGCGAGTGATGCCGTTCAATGGGGTAAAGATTTCATTCAAGGATTAATCGATGGCATAACTGGCATGATCGGAGGGGTCACCAACGCAGTCAAAAATGTGGCTACTACAATCAAGTCATACCTCCATTTTTCCACACCGGACAAAGGGCCTCTGGCTGATTATGAATCGTGGATGCCGGACTTTATGGGCGGGCTTGCGGCAGGGATAGAGAAGAACAAGAATCTAGTGAAAAACGCAATCGGCGGCCTAGCTACGGATATGAGTATTGGTGTGCAAGCATCCGGCTCAACCACTGGCAGTTATGCCACAGGTGGCGGGATAACCATAATCAATCAAGGCACCATCGTTGGTTCTAGTGGGATGAGTGAATTTGCCAAGATTGTCAGCAAAGAGATAGGTAAGGTATACGGCCTTGGCACAGGGGGGGCGTTCTAGTGTCTACGCAAATTCTCGTCACCCCACCCGGTGGGCAGCCGCAGGAAATAAAGGTTTTCGAGCGATGTCTTACAAAGCTATCCTCGACGGACAAGGCTGGTTCGTTCACCTTACAATTGCCTGCACTTAACAATTCCCTTATCGATGCTTTCCCCGTAGGGTCCGATGTGCAGATAACCCAAGCTGGCAATGTGTTCAGAGGGTGGGTAGTAAAGCCGCCCAAAACGTTAAGCGGGGTACTGCGAACTCTTGAACTGGATGGCACAACTTATACGGCCAGAACGCAGAAAATTGTCGTCACGGAAAGCTATACCAATGTAGCTATCAGTGATATTGTGATCGATCTCTTCACCAAGTACGCCCCTTGGGCAACCTGCAATAATGTACAGGCCTGTAGCACAGTCATAACAATAGGCTTTGCAGAAGCTTACCTTTGGGATGCCATGACTCAACATTGTCAGATATCTTCGTACGACTGGTTTATCGATGAAAACCTTGACGTTAATTTCTTTGATCGGGCCACAAGGATAAATCCAATAGTCTTAAGCCAAGTGAACGGTAATTATAAGAAAGGGACAGCCACCTTTACGCCGGACGCAAGTAAGCTTGTGAATAGGCTCTGGGTGAAAGGCGGTAACGCCACCTCAGATCCTTTTGCGCAAAGCATAACGGCCAGTGGTACAACACCAATACCACTTTTTTATACCCCTGTGGCTGCCGCTGGGACAGACGTAACCGTGACAATTGGCGGTGTGGCTAAGACTGTGGGCATCCAGAACAAGGATAAAGCTGGCACAATGGACTTCCTGCTTAATACAAACCAAAAAGTACTTGTTCCCGATCTTTGTACCACTGGAAGCGGTACTATTACCTACAGCTATACGTATCCGATTAAGCTCTTGCTTGAAGACTTAGCATCCCAAGCAAAATATGGAGTATTTGAAGATGTCTACAAGGTTACTACGGGCGACAACACTCTGGCAAGAGCAGGGTTTACAGTACCTTGCCCAATATTCAGACCCCGTCACAACGGGTAGTATTCAACCGATGGCTGGGGTATTCAGACCCGGCGAGTTAGTACTAATTGAGATACCTGACTTGAATGTAAATGAATATATGCAGATTTATGAAGTGCAGTGTGATTCAGTTAAAGGCGCAGGGCTGGTAAATATGACTCTCCAACTAGAAAGCCCTGCCAGGGATGCGGTTAGCATTCTTAAGGACATGAACAATCGGTTGACGCAGTTGGAGCAAACCGTTTACAACGATACTAATGGCCCAATTGAGAAATATTCCGCCTTTGCTGATAATATATCGACACCTGCCTTGGTGGATGACGGCCTGACGTGGCAGCTGCATCAATACCCTATTTGCGGACCTGGAACTTACTGTAACTCAAATTTGAGGATTTAGGCGGTGATGGCTTGATTACAAACGCTGCAAATACCCTGGCGCTTAATTCAGTGCTTACCGCTACGTTAAATACCATAACGGTAATAACGCTAAAAAATGCGTCAGGGGAGTTTTTTAGAAAGATACCGACTAGCACAGCGGTTATAAGCTCACAGAAAAAGCAGTTTACCTTCTGGCTTAGCGAAGCAGAGGGGAATGGAACCATTGTTGACCTATCCCTCTATGGCAATGGTGCTACAACAAGCCTTGGAAGCGGCACAGAGTTAGTTGCACAAGTGGTCAATATCTTAAAGGATAATACAAACAGCTTAACGGTGGTTTGGACGGTGGAGGTGGTACAGTCTTGAGTACAATCTATACGCCTACAAATTGGCAGGATGGGGTAACTCCTGTATCGGCCAACAACTTGAATAAAATTGAACAAGCTTTGGCCCAAGTTTCGAGTGTGACGGACACGTTGCCATCGTCTTTATCCGTCGGTACGGTGTATTTAAATAACCTGAATAATGTTAGCGATCCACCAACGCCAGTAATACTTGCTTCGTCTAATGTCCAGGGCGTAGGTATGACGGAATTTGGCGATTTAGTCCCGATTAACCCTGCTCAAATTCAAAGTGGAACGTATTGGACAGTAAAGGATAAAAACGGCAATCCAATGTGGAAGGTTTTCCTAGCTGGTGGTGCGATCGATGTTCAAGCTTATTTACGGTGCTATGGGGGGTTGTATGTTCCCAGTGGTCAAAGTACCTGGCTCATCAATGGGATAGGGGCAAACTATAGTACGTCTCTGGCAATTGCTCCTGGAACAAGCGCTGTTGTGACTCACAACTTGGGCCATCAGTATCCAATTGTAGCACTCTCGGGTACGATGGGTAACCTTCAATTGACTTATTCTTTCACTTCAACAACCCAAATGAGTATTACCAACTACAGCACTGGGTCAAATACTTGGAATGGAACAGTATTTCTTTGGTAA